TTCCTGGACGATCAACGTGAGCTTGTCCAGAGCGCGCTCGTGGCTCTCCGCCGGGAAGGGGTCATTCGGCACGTAGTTCGTAAGCTGCGTTTCCGGCGTGGCGCGCTCGATGGTGACGGTGATGTTGCTGGTGGGCGCCGGCGTCCCGGTGAAGGTCACGGTGCCGCCCGGGCCGTTCGTGCTCAGCGTCACGTTGTACTTCGACGGGTCCAGCATGACAACCTGCCCGGCCGGGATACCCTGAACGGCCGAGGCGGTGTTGTTGTTCACCAGGAACACGTCGATGTGGTCCGGCTCCAGAACCCGGAACCCAAACGGGAAGGACACAGAGGTGCCATCGCCCTGGAACTGGACCGTGGTGCTCGTGGTTTGAACCGTCATGCTGTTCTCCTTTCGCTGCTTTGGGAGAAGTTCGCCCTATCGTGACATACGAAGTGTAGTCTGTAAACCTTGTCCGGGCCGTTAAAACTCTTCAAAGTCTTCTATCCGAAGAAATATGGGGGTTTGGCCGCTTCCCTGAGTTCGGACGCAGAACCCAACATGAGTAATCGCGGACAAGAAATTTAGACGTCCGGCTGAAAATCGAGTAGGTATGTTGTCTGGAGTTTTACTCCATCCGAAGTTAAGATTTGTTCCGTCATCATTTACCTTCACCCACCACGGGCCGAAGTCAGCCTGTTCCACTTGATACTCGTCAGCATTAATCGAAGTCGGACTGTTCATGCTAACAACATAAGCATGTTTCCAATTATCGCGACTTTGAAAACCAGCAACTAAATGTTTTTGGTTATTATTGTCATACACGCATATTCCGCAGAACGGAAAAGAGGTTTCCGGGTTGTGCGAGTCCAATTTTGCAATTATAGTATAAGGAGGACCGGGGTACGACTTTGCAGCAATTTGCGAGCCAAAATTCGACGCATCGTTTTCCTGCATTAGAATTAACGCGCCGGTGCGGTCGTTGAAAAACTTCGTCGTGGAATGGAAGTTAAAAGTCGCGGGGAAGTCCCCCGCAGACGGCGGGGACATTACAATGCCGCTGGTCGTCCCGCCGCCGCTGTCGCCACCGGTCGTCCCTCCGGCGCCTTCACCATACCGCTGACGGCTTTCGCTCTGCGTAAACCGGCGCCGGAGGGGATCGACCATAGCAGCATCTCCTGGACGGTGGGTTAGAGCCGTTCAGTATAGTCCACCGAGAACCACACCGCAACCCATGCGGTGGTGCCCTGGACCTGGACCTGATAGACGTAGACCGGCTGGCCCTCGTAGTCGTCCGTGGTGAGCACGTGCGTGAACCGGTCAGACGCCAGTTCCGCGGGGTCCACCGGGAACCCCTTGAGAAACACGCACGTCCCGTCGCTGAACAGCGACGCCACGTCGCGAAGGCTTTCCGTCCGCTCCAGGGAGGCGAGAACACGGTAGAAGGCGTTTTCGTTAATGCAGGAGTGGACGTACCGGGCCGGTTCGCCGCCGAGGTCTCCATACTGTCCCACCGGCGAACTCTTGGACATCGTGCCAAACGCAGCCGATGCCAAGATGAAGGCGGCGACGGCGCCGGCAAGATACTCGGCGCCGCGCCGCACGAAGCGGCGAACCTGGACCTCCATCACTTGGCTCCCTGCGAAATACGGCGGACCTTTTTCCGGCTCTCGCCGTCCTCGCCGAGCACGGTGCGGATCGCGCCGATAATGCCCGGCTTGTGCTTCTTCGCCGCCTTCGCGACCTTGTCGTCGATGGCGGTCTCGGTGGTCCGGGCGAACACAATCGCCGCGGCGATCACCAAGGTCACGATCTCGGGGATCAGGTCAACCAGGATGTCAACCATCGCTGTCGTCCTCCTTTTCGGGCTTTGCAACAACCGGCGGGCAGGCGTCCGGATAGCAGTCCACGATCTCTCCCGCTGCTTCGTTCAGGAGTGCCTGCCAGCCCTTCTCGTACCCCGGCGGACGGTCGTCCACGTCGTTCCCGCGGATTTGACAGTCCCGGAGCACCACCAACCCGGCGATGGCCTTCGACAGATGGTGCAGACCACTGTCCGGGTCGATGTCTTCACCCTCCCACCATGCGGTGAGGTGGCGAAACGTGGAGTCGTAGTACGTCGAATGGCGAACGCCAACGGCGCGGTAGTTATGGCGCCCATACTTTCGAGCGCCCTCCAGCATCGCAAGGCCCACTTCGCCGAGTGGGGCCGAGGGGACCACCGACAGCGGAATGCGCTTGGTCCCCACCGCGTCCTTGGGGTTCGTCTGCTTGGTCCCGACGGTGTTTCGCAGGCCTATGACGCGCTCGCGGCGGGCGCTGTCACCTGACGGATAGCTCATTTCACCCTCCAAACGCGGACGCCCTTGACAGGGTTTCCGTACTCGTCTTCCTCGGTCATGGGGCGTTGTATCACCTTGATGCCCTTCCGCCGGGCTGTCTGATAGACCGCGCTGACGTGCCCCTTGGCTCCTTCGACGAAGAAGCTGTCGCCGACGTCGAGCTTGTGGATCGGGTACTTCGGGCGCCGGCCCGGGCGCCCCACGCTCACGGGGACGAACTCGCCGTTCTCGTAGGCATAAAGCTGCCCGTATTTGTTGCTCTTACCCATCGTCTTTCCTCCTGCTACGCACCGTAACGCGAGAAGCGATTACACGTCAAGGTGTCCTTTGATCTCTCGCCACTTGGCCGCGGAGCGCACCTCGGTGTACTCATCCACGCGGACGCTGATGTGTGGGGACGTAGAGTACCCTTTGAGAACAAACATCCGAAAGATGTTCTGGTCGTCCACGAAAACGATCCCGTTCATCGCATCCTGCGCCGTCTTCACGAGGTTGTCCACGTCAGGCTTGGCCGTGTGGGCCAGGGCGCCGGCCAGCGCCGCCTCTTGCTTCCAGTTCGGCCACGAGGACGGTGGGGCGAAAAACGCCTTAAAGACGATGCTAACCGGGCCATACATGGGGTCCGCGTACTGCATCTCCGCGCGGGCCACCTGCCGGACGTCCTGCTCGAACTGCGCCGTCTTCTTCGGGGTGTAGATGCGTGGCCCGTTCGGGGTCTGGACTGCGCGCCCGCGCCCCTTCGCGACCGGGTGCCCTGTAACGGTGAGCGTGACCGTTCGGGTAGGTTCCGTGTCAGTCATTTGCCGTACCTTTCACCTTTCCATGCCTCCGCCGCAACAGGAATGCCGTAGTCGTGGACCCATTGCGGCTGCGTTGATACCATAAGGTCTTCAAATCCACTTGCGGATATTTTACCACGTTTGGGTTCCGACACAACCTCATCGTGGACCGTCAGGATGATCGGGATGTTGCGACTGTTCGCGGCCAGCATGGCATTCGCCATGATGTCTCGGGCGATTGCCTGGACCACGTTCTCCGCAAGGTGCCCGCCATAGGTGCCGACCTTGCGCCACTGGCCGTACTTCCAGGCGTAATAGAACAGGCCGAGGCGCTGGTCCTCGGGGTCCCACGGCATCGGGCGCATCGCCACATGAGCGCCATAGTAGTAGAGCTTCCGCCCGGACGGCAGGCGCGCCGTCAGCCAGTCGCCCTCCATCTGGTACCGGATGCCGGCGTACTCCCGGCGCCGGTTGTTGAAGCAGGCGTCGATGGCCGCGGCCTCCAGGCCATCCCACAGCTTCGCCACATTGGGCGCCCACTCATGCCGGTAGGTCTGGACCACCGTCTCGCAGAACTCCTGCGGGCGCTCGGGGCAGAACTGCTCCTGGAACGTCCGCGCGCCGCATTGGAAGCCAAGGCCGAGGACCGCCGCCTTGCCGACGTGCCGCTCATCCGGGTGCGTCTTTTTGCTCTCGACGGGGTACCCGAAGATGGTGGACGCCATGTCGCAGTAGACATCGCGGCCGTCCCGCAGGAGCGCCACCTTGTCCCACTGCTCGGCGAGGCCGAGGACCACGCGCGCTTCGATGGCGCTGAAATCGCCGGCCACGATCTCGTGGCCTTCCTCTGCCACGATCATCGGGCGCAGCGCCTCGGAGACCGCGGCCGCCGGGTCCCCGTACATCATGTCCAGGAGGTCCGGGTCCTCGGTCTTGATCGCGGAAATCAAGCTCTCGACGTCGCCGACGCCAAGCTCGCCGCGCGGGAAGTTCTGCGGCTGGATCAGCCGGCCCGCCCAGCGCCCGGTCGTCGCCGCGCCCTGGTACTGGAGCAGGTACCGGGCACGCCCGTCCCGGCACGCGCAATTCAACATGGCGTCCAGCTTCGATGTGCTGGACTTGCTGCCGGCTTGCCGGAGAGCCATCAGGCGGTGGACCTGGGGGTACTTCTCGGCGAGGAACGCGCTGGCGACGGCCTTGTCCACCGTCTCCTTCCGCCAATCCGGCGGGCGCTTCCCGGTGGCGCGCTCGACCCAATCGGACATGCGCTGGTCCTGGTTGACCGTCTGGACCTCGCCCTCGGTAAGGTCCGCGACCTCGGCGTTGATCCGAGCCGCAACCTTGTCCATCACCTGCTTCCCGGAGCGGATGGCGTCCAGGTCCAGCCGAACCCCGCGCTGGTTGATCTGCTGGTCCAGGAGCCAGATTTCCCGCTCATCCGGCGGCAGTTCCACCAGGGTGTCGCTCAAGGCCTCCTCGACACGGACGTCCTGGTCGCAGTACCGCGCGAGCCGGTACAGGTCGCCCGGATACTCGCGCCACCACGTTTTCTCCGCCCACTTCGGGTCCGCAATGCGCTCATCCTTGCGGGGCTTGCGCGGCTTGGAGAGCTTCTGCAAGAGCTTGTTGCCCTCCATGTCCTTCTCGCCCACGCCGAGGACCGTGCCGAGCTTCTCCAGGTTTCCCATCATCCCCATGTGCAGCGCCCGCGCCATCGTGTCGTCCCACCGCTCGGGCGGCAGCGGCGGCAGGCCGTGCCGGGGGACCATGATGTTGGCCCAAACGGCTTGCTCAAAGCCGGCGTTGTGGGCCTCGAAGATCACGTCCTCGTCCCGTGCGTACCGGTCCAGAGCGTTCGGGACCGGCTCGCCCAGGCGCAGCGGTTCCCAGCGGTAGAGCGGCGCATCGCGGCCTTTCAGCTTGAAGGACAGGCAGATCACCTCGGTGGTCGGGTCCTCGCTGTAGCGCCACGCTCCCGCCTTCCGGAGGTCCACGGTGCTGCGCGTCTCGAAGTCCAGAACGAGCTTGCGTTGTGCCATTTCGGTCTCCTGCGGCCTTACGTGAGAGGTCCGGCCTCATGCCGCCCAAGTGTGCAACCTTGGTGGTACATTGGGTTTGAATAGCGATTTCAGCCCTAGGCCGAACCTCTCGCGAAAGGCCGCTGCGGGAAGTCCCGCAGCGACCCTCGGCAACCCCGTGGGGTCAGAACGGCATCCCGTCGTCTTCCTCGGCGCCGGCAGTGGGATCGGTGCTGCTCGACGCGCCCTCGACGTTCGCGAAGGCGTCTTGGGCGGTGGTCCCGATCAGGCGCTCGCCGTCACGGGTCTTCATCACGTTGGTCAGGTACGCCGTGACGCCCTCGTTCACGCCAGAGGTGTAGGTCTTGAGGTTAAGCTGCGCCCGGACATAGCAGCCCGAGTAGATGGCCTTCGGGTCCAGAAGGTCCTGCTTGTCGGGGCCGACAATGCCCGGCTGGTACTTCGACTTCGTCTTGAGCACGATGTACCCGCGATAGAACTCGCCGTCGCGATCCTTCTGCGCCTGCTTGTCCGCCTCGACGTCGCCCTTCTTGAACGGGAAGTTCAGGGTCTTGAGTTCCCGACCGGGCCACTTCGCCTGCGCAAGCTGGGTGCAAGCCTTCTTGATGTCCTGCATGTCGTCCGGGCTGAACAGCATCACCATGCTGTACACCGGGTCCCCCTGCGGCTGCCCCTTGGTATCCGGGATCGCCTTCGGCTCGAACAGGTTCGGGAAGACCGCGAGGGCTTCGGGGGTGACCAGAAGCTGGTTGTGGTCCTTACTCATGGCAGTTCTCCTTAGTTGCAGAGTTAGAAGTCCTTGAACACGTCGGCCGCGTTCTGAGCCTTGACTTGCGGCCGGCCGTCGTTCTCGCCCACCATCGTCAGCCCACCTTCGGGCTTGTAGGCGTGTTCCTTGACGATCTCCCGACCACCGTCGAGCTTCTCGACCTGGGCGGGCGTCTTGAGAGAAGTCGTGAAGGCGTGGTTCCCGAGCTTGCTCTTGAGGGCCTTCTCCGCACCCTCGTTCCACACGCGGGAAGTGCGCTTCGGCACCAGCTTGTAGCCCGGGATCGTGTTGCCCCGGGTGAGGCGGCTGTAGCCTTCATCGTCCAGGGCGCGGATGAAGTGCCGGAGAGCCGCGCGCTTCTCCAGCCACTCCGCAAGCTGTTCATCCGACAGCGGCTTGACGGTATCCACCGATAGAGCTTCCTCCGCTAGTTCGTGCATTGCCGGGCAGAAGGTCTTCGCCGGGCAAAACCGGCAGTGGTCCCCGGGCACCAGGGGCGCGTCCGGGTCCCGCGTCCGGTCCACCGCAGGCAGAAGACGCTGTTCCATCCACTGCGCCAAATCGTCGTAGGTCGTCCGCCAGCGGCGCACCGGCCCCATGTGATGGTGGTTCCGGGGTTGGACCACGACCAATTCGACGCCGTCGAAGCCCTTGTCCTGCCGGCCCAGGTGGTGAAGCGCGCCGAGGGCATAGTACATAAGCTGCCCGTTGCGCACCACGTCCACCGGGATGCCGACGCCGTGCTTGTAGTCGTACACCCGGATCATGTTCCAGGCCGGCAGAAGCATGACGATGTCGCTGGTGCCAAACATCTCCGCCCGGATGTCCGACAGATCGAACGTGACCTCCACCAGGATCGTGGGCTGGTGGCCCACCTCCCGGCGATACTCCGCGGCATCGCCGAGGACGGTATCGACCCATACCTGGACGGCCTCGGCCATCTCGGCGTCCACCGTGTAGGTCTCGCCCTCCACCTCAATCTGTTGGCCGATGGCTTCCCAGGTATCCCGGGCGTTCTCGATGCACTCGGCCGCGACCTCGTGGGCCACCGTGCCTTCCTTGGCGAAGGACGAGGACGACCCCATGCCGTGGGCCTCGGCGACCCGTTGGAGCCGCACGGAGCCGGGGCACCGGGACCAGCGGTCATAGCCGCTGGCCCCGATGATGCTATGGGCGCGATGGCTTCCGCTGGTCCCCGTCATGGTTACGCTCCGTGTTCCCGGGCCTTGGCCTCAAGGACCTCAAGCAGACGCGGCCGCTCGGACGCCGGGATCGTCGCCGCTCCACCGTTGGTGAAGGTCTGGATCACCTCCCGGACGGGGGCGGAGCCACCGAAACGCTGGGCGTACTGGCGCAGGTAGCCCTGGAGCGCGTCGTCCGTGATGTCCTCCAGGGGTTGGGTCTGCGGCGTGCCCATCAGATCGTCGATCCCCGAGGGGTCGTCGGCCGTGGCACCGGACCCGCTGGCCGCGGCACCGGACCCGCTGGCCGCGGCACCGGACCCGCTGGCCGCGGCCGGCGTGTCGCCGTCCAGGCCCAGGGGGTCATCGTCCCCGCCGGACCCACTCGCCGGCGCACCCTCGCCGCCCGAGGTCTCGGCGTCGGGGTGACCGATGTTGGCGATCTGGCTGCGGACGTGGTCGGCCCACTTCTGCGGGAGCCGCTTGATCTGCGCCTCCGGGATGGCCTTACCCCCGAGGTGCTTCGCGCACTCCAGAAGGTGGTTCGCCAGAAGTTCGGCGTTCTGGCCCCGCACGCCGTTCGTCTTCGTCGGCAGAATGGGGTTGCCATTCTCATCCGTCGGCCCACTCGGCGAGGGATTGTCCTCCGCGGCCGACGCCGGGTTCGGCGGGGCCGGCGCGTTCCGCGGCGAGGCCGGGTTCGGCGGGGCCGGCGTGTTCCGCGGCGAGGCCGGGGCCGGCTCGGGCTGGTGGCCCTTCGGCGTTTTCAAGCCCAGCGCGCGGTACACCTGCGCGCGGACGAAGTCCACCGTCTCAGCGGCGACATCCGCCGCCGTGTCCTCGTCGTCCAGCGTGACGTTGGCGGTCACGCCGGCCTGCTCGTGCTCGTACTGGTCCAGGCCCTGCGTGCTGCGCTTCTGGAACTGGACCTGGAACTCCGTCTTGTGTGCCATGTGTGCTCTCCTCCGTTAGGCTGCCGTTTATCGACGCCGCTATAGGTATCGTATTCGCCTATCCCTGTCAAGGGGTCTCGTTCTCGTTCTCGCGAAGGTCCCACTGCCAGAAGGTCAGATCGACGTTGGCCCACGTGAGCAGATCGAAAGCCTTGCTCTGGCTCTCGAACCACTTGCTGTTGGCGTCGATCTCCGGGCAGACGACCCGGGAGACGCCGGCGGACAGCGCCGCGCACGCGCATCCGCAGCACAGGGGCCGGGTCGCGTAGAGCGTGGACCCCCGGGTGTCGAAATGGGCGTTGTCGATGGCGTTCCGCTCGGCGTGGACGATAAAGTCGTTCTTGTCCGTGCGATACATCACGGCCTCATCCCGAACACCCGGCGGCGGGCCGTTGTACCCGAGCGAGACCAGCCGCTTATCCGTGCCGACCAGGACCGCGCCGACCTTGCGGCGGTCCTTGCTCCAATGCGAGACGTGGCCGGCAAGCTGCGCGAAACGCTTGTCCCACTTCGTCAGGTAGTACCACTTCATCGTCACAAACTGGTCTGACATCATGCCCTCCTGTCCAGGGTGTGGTGGATGTTCTCGGTCTTCTCGATAGCGGACCCGAGAACGCGTTCATCCATGCCGCCCGGGGCGACAAGAAACTGTGCCAGGACGCTGCGCGTCTGGCCGATCCGCCAGAGGCGGTCAACAGCTTGGTCATTGTCGCCGGGGACCCACGATCCCTCGGCGAAAACGGCCATGCTGCATACGTCCTGGAGACCATCGGTGCCCGTGCCGCACGCCAGGATGTTCCCCAGGAAAATCCGGGTGTTGGGGTCGTCGATGAACTGCTGCTTCCGCTGGTGCTTTTGCACCGCCGTCGATCCGCCGGGGACGGACACGACCCCGTAGCTCTGCATTTGCTCCGCCAGCGACGCCAGGACGCTCCGATGCCACGTGAACACGACCACCTTGTCCAGGCCGCCGTTCAGGAGCCGAGTCAGGTGCTCCACGACCAAGGGGACCTTGGCCTCGCCCATCTCCCGGCGCACCGTGGCGATCTGCCCCTGGATTTCCGCGTCACTCCCGTCGAAGTGGAGCGGGTCGATCCCGAGCATGTTTTCTGCGCGTAGCGCCTTTTTGACGCCGGCGTTCGGCTCGACGTAGGTCAGCTCGTACTGGACCTCGGGAAGCTGGTGCATGACGTCGCGCTTCATTCGCCGCACCATGATGTTGCAGCGCAGGCGGTTCTGTAGCTCGGGCAGGCGCCCCACCTTCTCCAGGACGAAGCCGCTCGGCATCCGCATGGACGGGTTGTACCGGGCCTTGAACGCGTCCTCCGACAGCCGATCAATGCAATCGAAGTCGAAGGCCCGCGCCGCGGCGTAGCACTCCCGGGGCCGGTTCGGGAGTGGGGTCCCGGTCAGCCCCAGCATGACCTGAGCGTTCTCGGCAACGCCCTCCCAGTTCTGCGCGCCGAACAGCGCCCGGGTGCGCTGGGCCTCGTAGCTCTTGAGGTAGTGAAGCTCGTCGAAAATTACGAGGTCAAACTCCTTCTTGAGAAGGGCCTCGTACACCGCCCGTGACCGAACGATCAGGTCGTAAGAGATGATCGTCCAGTGGGGCTTCGGCCCACGGTAGATACCGTCCTTGCTCGACAGGACCACGTTCGCCAGGGGGTAGCCCGTCGGCGTGTTGTAGTTCCGCGGCCAAATCCAGCGGTAGAACATGTCCCGCCATTGCAGGCGTACCGACGCCGGCACCACGACCAGCACCCGCTCGGCGCCAAGCTCGTTCGCGATGACGATGCTCTGCGCCGTCTTTCCGAGTCCGGGTTGGTCGGCGATGATCGTGTTGCCCCGGGCGAGCTTGTAAGCCACGCCGGCGCGCTGGAAAGGGAACAGCGTTTCCTCGGGCGGGACGCGGAACTGCCGGGCCGTATAGTCCTGCGCCCAGGACGCCTCGTACTCCAATCGCTCCATGAACATGCTGTCGGCGGCGCGCGGCGTGGCGATGTCCCACATCGCCAGCGCCGCATAGATGTTGGAAGTGAAGTGGACCCCCGCCGACGTGGACCAGTCCAGGCCGATCTCATCCGCTTTCTTCTGGTCCAACCCTGTAGCGAACCAGAAGCCTTTGGTGGGGTTATAGTCCAAGGTTCCTTGCATCGGTCCCGCTATTCCTTCGGCTGCCCCTTCACGGGCTGACCGTTGTCCTTGCGGAGGCGGTCGCAGAAGCGACGCACCACGCGGCGGATGGGAAGGCTCAACCCCTCCGGGTAGTGCTTACGCAACAGTTCGATGTCCTCCTGGTACAGGCGAACGGTGGTCACCTGCTTTTGCGCGGGCGGGGGCGCAGCGCGCGCCCCCTCCACCGGGATTTTGCTGTCCTCGACCATCGTCGTCTCCCTAAATGCTGCTGTTGGCGACCAAAAGCGCCAGCAGAGTGATCCAAAGGGCAAGGTCCACCACGAGCGACCACTTCGCCCTCCGCCGCCACCGATTGAGGTCATCCACTGCGGCTTGAAGCTGTCCAATCCGGCGGGCGAAATATTTCGTGTCGTTTTCAAGATTACCGACACGCGACTTGTAATTGTTCAGGTTCCCTCGCAGTTTGTCGAGCTGCCGCTCATGCTTGTCGAGGGTGTCCTGCTGTTCCTCTTTATGGTCGCTGATGCGGTCGATACGACCCTCCAAGCGGGCTTGCTCCAGGTCCTTCGGTTTCATCGCCGCCCCCTATCGGTTATCGCTGTGCAGGGTCCCACGCGCCGCGCGGTCCCCGAGCTTGGCAAGGTTCGCCTTCGCAACATACTCCAGGTCCACGTCGAACTCGTGCGCGAGGATAGCGAGGTACCAGAGCACGTCGCCAAGTTCGTCCGCGATACCCTTCACCTCGTTCAGCGACAGTTCCTTGTCGCCGTCGAGTCGCCCTTGCCGCAAGAGCTTGCCGATTTTCTCCGCGACCTCACCGGCTTCGCCGGCGAGCTTGAGCGCCGGGTAGGAGACCTTCACGTTCTCCGGGAAGATCGCCGTTTGCAGCGCGTCGATTTGATATTCATTCATCGTTGTAGCCATATCAGTCGCTCCTTTCCAGTTTGGTGATGCCAAGGTCCCCCATTGCGAGCAGGCCTTGAACAAGGTACTGGCCGGGGCAGGTGATCGCGTAGCCCGATCCCTGAGCCACTCCGTCCTCGTCGATCAGACCCTGCCGGCAGACCAGCAAGCCGCGGCGAGCGAGCCGGCGGCAGATACGCCTCACCTCAGCCCGCCGGCGGTTGCTCAAGGTCGCAATGGTGTTAAAGTCAAAAAAACAGCTCCTGCTCCATGACCTCGTCGTCCGGCACCTTTCCCCATCGAGCACGAGAAGCACTTGGATTTCGGCGCTGTTCAGCTTGAGGCTTTTCACCTTGAGGCTTTCCATCGTCATCCCCTCCCCACGATGTCAAGGCCGTTGCGCTTGGCGTTCCGGCCGCAACGCCGACACGTTTCGGCGTAATTGTTAGACGTGAACGGCACGACTTCGTGGCCGTGCTTCCTGCACATCAACCCCGCGAACGGAGGCGGAGTAAAGGCGTAGCCGTGCTGGTGGCCGGGGCCGACAACCGCGTTGTCGTCCCGGCTGACGTTGACCAGCGTCTGCGGCATGTTCCTGATTTCTTCTTCCGACTTCATCGTTAACCCTCCGCTACGCTGTCTGCCGGCGGACCACCTTCGTCACCCGGCAGGCCACCGGCGCCCGGGGTCCCACCGGTCGTGGGGCCTCGTGGGTCCGGGCGGCGCCCGGACGTCCCGCGCGCCAGCGCCGCCACATCGTTCAAGATTTGACCCATCTGCTCCAATTCGCGCGGGTACAAGGGCCGGTGGGACCACCACGCGATATGGACCTGATCCCCGACCACGGTGCCCGAGGCAACCTTTGTGGGCGGCAGCCTGCCGCCGCGGTGGTCGTATTGGGTGCGGGAGACCGTAAATCGGTGTCGGCCGGCGCCGTCCGCGCCGTGTTTCACAAGCGCCAAACTCATTAGTCACCTCCGTTGGGATCAAACCGCTTGCCACGCTGAGCAAGCATCGTTTTCAAGGTTGCGTTCTCGTGCGCGAGTTCCTTGTTCCGGGACTTGAGGTTTTGGACTTCTTCATGGCGATGCGTAAGCCGCATCGTCAGGTCGTCAAGCTGGCCCTGGACCCACTGCGCGTGCCGGACAAGCTCGCTATCGGAGACGCTGTTGTTCGACAGCCCGAGGGCTGACTGGATGTCGTTCAACGTGCGGCTGTAATTGTCCAGCCAACGCCGCAACGCCGCCACTTCGTGAGCTGCCATCCGGTCGTGCATCGTCTCGCGGTCGTCGTCTTGGTCCTTCATCCTGGCAAGCCGGTTCGCGGCCTCAGCAAGCTGGGACTCCACGTCCGACAGCTTGGTTTGTGTTCTCGCTAAATGGGTCTCGGCATCGGCGGCGCGCTTCTCGGCCTTCCGGTACGCCTCCTGCCAGTGATCCAAACACTGGCGGGCTATCCGATGCTGGTCCTGCCTATACTCCGCTTCCTCCGTCTTTTTCCTCTCGGCGGCCTCGGCGCGCTTCTCGGCACCGTCGGCGCGCTTCTCGGCCTTCGCGAGCCGGCTCTCGGCGCCCGCCAGCTTGGCCTGGGTCTCCGTGAGCTTGTGGTTCAACCGCGAGATGTTCGTGGACTGGAGCCGGCATTGTTCCTCGGCGCGCTGGGCGCGGTCCTCGAACGCCGCAGCCCGTTCCTTGTGGTACGAGGCCCGCTTGGCCTCCGTTTGGGCCTCGCTCTCGGCATCCGCGGCGGCGTGTTCCGCTTTCCTGGCGGCGCGTTCCGCTTGAATACGCCGGGGTTCTTCATCCTCCAAGCGGGTCGTCAAGTCGCGCAGAAGCGTCTCGGCGGTCGCGATAATCGAACGGGCGTTCACCGCTGCATTGGGGCAGATACCCACCGGCTCGGCGAAAAGCGAGCGGGTGTGCGGCAGCTTTTTGTCCGCATAGTCCCTGGCTTGCTCGCCGAGCAGCCGGGTATCTCGGGGCAGGTCCTGTTCCGTCATCTCCGTTCTCCTTCCGGTTACGTTGGCGATTACGCAATTCAGAGAATACGCCGCTCGGCGAGGCCCGTCAAGCCCCACCTTCAAGGCCGAGGAAGGTGGCCTTCCGGTTGGCGCTTTTCTCGCGCCCGTCGCGCTGGGCGACGTACTCGCGCAGCCGATGCTTGCTGTCGGGAGCGGCATAGCGCCGCAGCCGTTCCAGAAGCATGTCGGCCTTGTCGCCCGTGACCTCGCCGTAGCGTTCAAGGGCGAGCAGCCGGGCTACCTTGCGGACCCCGAGGACCCCGCCGTGGTGCCGCAGGATGGCGTCTACCTCTCCCGCCATCTGCTCGGCGTCCATCGCCTCGGACGCGGCTTCCTGCTTGCGCGCCTCGGCATGCTCAAGCTGGCGGGCCTCGTTCTCGTTCGCCTTCTGCTCCTGGCGCGTGGGGACGTTGTTCTGGTGCCCCTTGGCGAGTGCCAGGGACGTGATGTCGCGGCCCCGGGTGTCGCGCCCAACGGTGTACTCCTGCCCTTGCAGGGACAGCTTACCGGACCACTTCTCCGCGTCCTTCTGTTTCTTCATCGACAGCACGGACGCGCCGTCCACTTCGCCGCGTTCCATCTTGAACGTCGTATCGCAGGCGCCCAGGATCGCCGTGGCGCCGCGCATGTCGCCGCCGTTTTTGCCGGTGTGGTGGACCACCATGACCGTGGCGCCGAAGTCCTCGCGCAGCTTGTTCAGCTTGCCGATGGCCGCCATCATGTCGCTGTTGGAGTTTTCTTCCAGCCCGAGCGTCAGGTACGCCAGGGTGTCGAAGACAATGAAATCGAACTCGCCGGCGGCGCGCAGATCATTGACCCACTCCGCCCAGGCATCTTCATCCGCGATCCGCGGCATGTCCGGCGAGACCGTAAGGTTCCGGCTCATGCCGGCATTGTGGTGCGCGCGCCATGCGCGCAGCCGCTTCTGGATGCCAGTGGTCCCCTCGCCGGCGACGTAGAGCACCCGGCGAGGTTCATCGGTCTCGTACCCCGCCCAGTCCATGCCGTGGGCGAGGTGGTAGGCCCAGTCCAGCGCCAGGAACGACTTGTGGGTCCCCGGCTCCCCGAACAGCGCCACCAGGGACTGCCGCGGCAGCGTGTCCACGATGTCCCATTCCGGTGGCTCGGCCTCGTCCACCTGCTCATCCGTCAGGAAGCGCGCCTCGCGTGTCTTGCGCACCTCTCCTAACTCGTCGGTTGTGTTTGAAGCCTCCTGGACGCCCGATGTTGGCTGCGCCGGCTGCGCGGGGGCTTCGGTCGCGGGAATGTCGGCGAACGCCTCATAGGTCCGGGAAATGCTATGCTCTCCCGCGGGTGCCCGGGCGTTCCGGTACGCGCTGGCGACGCGCGTGGCGAGCGCGTCCGGGCCGTGGGCGTCGGGATCGTCGTCCCACGGCGGCGCGCACCTCGGGTTGTAATGGTCCCGCATGAGACCGAAGCATGTGTCTTCGCTGATACCGTAGCCGCGAAGCTCGCAGGCTACCTTGTAGGTCTGTAGGCTGCCGTCCTGGCCTTCGATGGCCGGCGGCGCCTTTTGGGCGTGCGCGCGGGCGCGCTCGACGTCCCGCGGCAAGTCAAGGTCCACCTCCCACGGTTCCGGCGCGGACGTGGACCGCGCGCCCGCGGCATCGGCCCGGGGCGCGTGCCGCTTGCCCGAGGCAAACACCGGACGCCACGCGTCCGGCAAGGCCGGCGCCCGGTCGAGCGGAATGGCGCTGGACTGGTCCACGTCATAGGACCCACCGTCGTTAAGACGGCTCGGCGGCGCCACGACGTAGCCGGCGGCGCTGCGGACGTCGATGCCGTCCGCGGGCGCAGCGTTGCCCGGGGCTTCCATGCCCTCGGGCAGCTTGTACCACAGGTGATACCCGCCCGACGGCGTGTTCACCCGCAGCGTCGGCGGCAGGTCCCCATGCATAAGCTCCAGGGTGTCCAGGGACACCTTGCCTGTCGGCGCGCCCGCGCCCGCGTCACCGTCCTTCACGTCCACGTCAAGAACCACGTACCCCGCACTCCCGGGGACCGCGCCAATGTTGGCGTCCGGGCTTTGGTCCCACCACTGCGCCACTGTCTCGGGGTCCGTGGTGGCGCTGCGAAAGCCACGCGGCGCCAGACGCCCGTCCGGGTCCTTCCCGCCGGGTTTCAGGGGAAACACGGCAACGCCGCGCTTCGCGATAGAGATAGCGTGTTCTTTCAGGGTCATTCCCTTTCTCTCCATTCCCATCCGCGCCCAGGCCGCGACCCGTGACCATGAGGTACTTGACGGGGGCGCGTCAAGCCGGTATATCTCCGGGCGTGGTCATTCCCAACCCCAGGCCGACCACTTTCCTTCCGGCGTTTCCGGCAGCCCCCGCACCACGCTCTCCGGTGCGGGGGCTTTCTTTTCGCACCCGCGGTCTTGTCGTGACGTACCCGAGCTAAGGGCACACGTCTCCGGTGTGGCTTTGCTTGCGGTCAGCGCGCGGGTTTCGCGCCTGCCAGTTTCGCACATGCTGCTTCATGCACTCGTAGCATGTGCCGCTTTCAACCACTCGTAGAGCCACATGGCCGTGCTTACATGGTCTGCCCGTGAAGTAGTACCGCTGGCCACGGTCTCGGGCCTCGGACCATGTGACTACCTCCCGCAGAACGCCGTGATCGTCATAGGTCAATTCCATGCTCCACTTCCTACTTGCTGCTTCCCGGGCTAGCACCCGCGGTCTTGTCGTGACGCACGTTTCTTCTGGCGGGTGCGCTTTACGGCCGCGTTTTTCTGCTCGTTCGTGCGATTGTCTTCATAAAGCGGCCGATCCTCGTTCAGGCAGGATCGGCACACTCCGTTGACCGCCAAGCGTACATCCACATGACCACGCTTACATAGTTTGCCCGTATAGAAGTAGCGTTCGCCTAAGCGGCGCGCTTCTGTAACGCTAGCGGGTAGGATGTCGGTTTCGGTAATGGTGTCCCGATCCGGCATCTTTTCTTCTAAAGGCTTATCCGGCATCTCTATCCTCCTACATTGCTGTTTGCGCTTCGGTCTGCCCGGGATTGTGCCCGGGTGTGGGGTTGGGTTTCCGTCTCACCCGTTTAGGAATGTCTGCCTAAATCTTAGGAATGTGTGCCTAAACCCTAGGAATGTCTTCATATATCCCTAGGAATGTCTGCCTAAATCATAGGAATGTCTGCCTATATCCCGCCGGTCTGGTAACCGACGCGCCCGCAAAGTTTCAGGTTTTTCAGGGGGTTACGTTTCGGCCCACGTACCGTCCTCGCGCGCGCGGGCGCGCACGCGCGTGCGCCCGCGGACGCCCGCGCCCGCCCCCTACGGGGGCGGGCGCTGGGCGTCGTCCGGGCGCGGCGGCGCCGATTGCGCTTGCGCCGCTATCGCGATCACAATGGGATGTCTTCTCCGACAAAGCCATTGTTTAGCTCTCCGGGCGGTAAAACAGACAGAGCGTGGTGCCTAGACACTTCGTAAGCATCCGACCAGACATCCGGGCGCGCTTCCGCAATGTGCCGGCACCAATCATCCCACAGCTTTTCTGTACCGCCGGCATTGTCTACGAGCTTGTGGTACCTGCGCGCTTTTTGATGTCGCTTGCGCGCAGTCCGTGGTCCGTGCGCAAAGCCCTCGGCGCGCATGTCTACGCCGAGGCGCCGTTCGTTCTGGCTGTCTATGCAGCCAGACATCCCAAACGCTAATTGCAACAGAAACCCGCCCTTAACGAAGCCAAAGCCTGTCCATGAAGCCACCTCGGCGAGCATGGCGTTCCGGTCCTCGGCGCGCCCGAGGCGCAGGCTTTCCAGCCGGGCAAGCCGTTCGGCGGCGTTCGCTTCCAGTTCCTGAACGGCGGCGAGCTTCCAACCCCACAAGCCGGCGACGTCACCGTGGTCCCTGTAGGCGCGATATTCCAGGATGGCGCGTTCCAGCGGTACGCGGATCGTGCAGATCACGAACGCGCCCGTGGCCGCGAAATTCTGCGGATGACGACGCGCCCATGCGCCGATTTCGGGTTGATGGTTCTGGAACATACCCACGTCCCTTCCCTTCCGGTTGCCATGCATGGACAGCTTGCCCGTCCATGCATCGCACCCGGCGTGGGTCTTGAGGGGCCGTATGGCCGCACACACTGGCGTTGGCGGGCGCCGCGCTACATCCCTAGCGCAGCGCCCGCACGGCCATTGTGTGGCCTTGTGTGGCTTACCACGCGGCTTCATAGAACGTGGCGCCGCAGCCTTGACAGCGGTACCACGTCAACCGGCCCAACGCGCCGAGTGGTTCGGCTTCGGACATGCAGCACGGACATTCCGCATTCGGAATGAAATCTTCGTCTGCGAAAGTCTCGACACTCGCGTTGCGATCATTTTCGACGTCAAGCATGACATCCTCCGATTTCAAGGGTTGCCGACTGGCGCCGCGCGCCGCGTTGCGCCCGCCCGAATGGACGGGCGCAACCCATCGCGTAGCGTTACATTTGCGCTGCGATTTCCTGCATCCGCGTTTTCTCTAGTTCGGACATCCGATTTTCCAGCGCGTCGCGCTTGCTCTGTAGCGCGCCCAAGCGCGTCGCATTGAACTTGGACAGAAGACCCAATTCCTTGGCGTCTTCGAGCTTTGCGATTTCTTCATTGAGCTGCATCAAGACGGATTGGAGATGTTCCATCTCCGCTTTCGCGTTAGCGAACATCATGGGTCTTCTCCACTTTCAGGGTTGCCGAGTGGCGCTGCGCGCCGCGTTGCGCCCGCCCGAGTAGACGGGCGCAACCCATCGCGTAGCGTTACATTTGCGCTTCTAGCTCCGACATTCGCTTCTCTAGCTTCTCTAGCTTGGCTTGCTTCTCGACCAACGCGCCCAACCGCGCGGCGCTGAATTTGGTCAAGACGCCCAATTCCTGAGCGTCTTCCAGCTTTGCGATTTCCTCGTGAAGCTGAATGGAGACGGAACGAAGGTGTTCCATCTCCGCTTGCAGGCTGGAATAGTTCATGGGTCTTCTCCACTTTCAGGGTTGCCGAGTGGCGCTGCGCGCCGCGTTGCGCCCGCCCGTTCGCGCGGGCGGGCGCAACCCATCGCCTAGTCCATCGCGCCGAA